AAGTGGCCTCCGCCTGTTCAATCGCTGGTTGGATTTTTTGCATGAAAGCGTCTGCCTTGTCTGCTCCCATCTCGTCTCTGATTCTGTCTGCCAGTTCCAGCATACCTTCTGTCTTCATTGATGCTAGATCTTCCAAGTAACCTGTGACTTTGTCCATCATGTCCTTGGCGGCCAATATTAATTCTGATTGCTCTTCAACACCTTCTTTGATCTTTTCATTGTCAGTCACGATGTCTCCGATGATCTCTTTCTTGTCCTTGTCCTGTATGCCAGGTGCGGCCTGTATCTTCTTGACCAGTGCCTTGGTCTTGGGATCAGACTTCATCTCGCCCGAGCCGTATTCTGTGATCGCAGTGTTGATGATGTCCAGCATCATCTGGTTCTTCTGGTACTGGTCGTCCTTCAGCTCCCTGCCGAAGTGCGTGTTCTGTGTGATCTCGTGGATCTTGGTCCTCACGTGGTTGGCGTAGTCCTCCAGTTCCTCCTTGGTGAACTGTGTGAGATCCATGGTCTGGTTGAACCTGGATTCGAATTCTTTCAGTAATGATTCAGTGGTGATAGGTTTTGTAAGTTCTAAGCTCTTCATACTGTGTTTATTTATTATCTATGCTCCGAACGTGTCATTGAAAATCATCTGTATCCTGCTCTTGCATTCGTCCGCTAGGCGGTTAGCGACATCTAACCTGTCGTAGTAGATGTCTTCCTTGGCTTCATCCTTCTCCCGCTGTGCTTCCTTTATCATCCGCTTGGCGTTCTGTATGTCGAACAGTTGGCTGGCGAACTTGGTGTCCAGATCCATGAGGTTGCTGGGCACGTTCTTACCGTCCGCTAGGTGGTGTGCCACCAGTATGGCGGTCTGCTTGAGGTTGATGTCATCGTGTAGTACTGTGGCCTCCAACATGTCCGCTATCACATACACGTAACGGGTGCCCGTGAGTTTCTTGGGCACGATGGCTATGTTGCCGATCAGGATGCCCTTGGAGAACTGCTTGGGTAGATGTCGGAACGGCCTGCGTGCCTCTTCCCGTCGTGCGAGGTCCGCCAACTTGTTCTTGAGGCCGTATGCCTCTATCTGTTTTACCAGTTCTGATTTATTTTTTGCTGTCATTCCCGACTATCCTTATCCGTCTATTTAAAGCGTATTGGACGTCGGTGTCAAGTTTCTTCCTGACGAATACGGCCTTATCTGCTAATCGCTTGGCCCTGTCTCTGTCTTCGGGTTCGAGATCGTTGCCACGGAATGGTTCACGCCAGTGTGATTGGATGAATCGCATGTCGGAGTCGGTCACGAAGACCTTTACCCGGGGTGCTATCTGTATGAACATGTGTGTTGCTGGATGTCTGTGATTAGCCAGGCATCTTCATCAGGATCACTACCACCGTTGATAGTAAGCCCGCGACCACTGTGCCCGCCGTCGCTATGATCGTCTTGGTTGTTGACTTGTGGCTGGTGCCCATGTCTTCGTTCATCTTGGCCAGTCGCAGTTCTATCGCTGAAAGCCTGTCGTGTAATCCCTTGTACCTCTCGGCGCATAGGTCCACGTGTGCTTCTAAATTGGTCTTTTCTAAATCTGTTGTACTCATAAGTCTTATATATTCTCTCAACTCCTGTTTGATCTCTCTGATCTCCGCTCCTATAGCCTGGAATTGTGCCTGTGTCATTGCCTGTGTAAGCCTTAAAAGTTTTTGTTTTTGTGCCTTAATGTATTGTTATTTATCGATCGGACCCGCGTATGAAAAGTACGTGTTTTTGCTCACGGGGGTCATGGTATCGAACGTGCTCAATGGGAAGGTCACGGTCTCCTTGCAGAAAGAAAGTATGGGCACCTGGTGGAAGTCATCCACTAATTGTGCCACGGGATCCTGCTCGTCACCGTACACGCCCGACTGTTCAGTGAAGAACTGGAAGTGCCAGGTGGTCTGCCTGCCCTCGTAGAAAGATCCGAATATGTGGTTCCGGAGGCTCTGTATCTCGATCCTCTGTGGTGGCAGTTCCCATGTGATGTTGCCCCTCATCTGTAGCAGTTGTATCATGGTGTTGAAGTTTGAGTTCTGGTTCTTCGCTATGGCCAGACTGTGCTTGTCGTGTATGACCTCACCGGCATCGGTCTTGAACGGGAACGCTTTTTTAAGGTTGCCGTTGTCCGTGATGTCAACTAGGGTGTGTATCCTGTACTCGTGCATAGCGATATTTACGTCAAGAAAAAAGGGCGAACCTAATTAAAGATCCGCCCCTTTTTGGTAAACTACCTAACGTCTGTATTATTATACAGCCGCCGCAGTTAAGATAGCGATGTCAGTTGCTGTTACTGTAGCACTTGAAATAGTTGCTGTAACTGAACCTGCACCGTTCAACGCTCTGATGGCATCTCTTAAAGTGTTTCCACTTATTAGAGTACCCAGAGAGTCTGTTCTCACTGTGTAAGTTTTCTGTGTACCTGTATCAGCCAACGGTCCTTCTGAAAGGATGTTGATGTACGAACCGATAACTGCTCTCGTCGCCTCTAAACCTGCTGTTGCAGATCCAGATGACAAGTCGCTTGTTTCAGCCGCCATTGAGTTGATGAAGTCCACTGTGAAAGAAGATGTTGCTACACCTTCTAGTTCAACATTAGTAACGTGACTAAAGTTATTTTTAGTTGCTGGCATTTGTTTGCTCCTGTTCTAATTAAGATACAATCAATACGATTATGCGTATTTGAATGTAGTTTTAATTGTTACAGCAACAGTACCTGAAGTAAAATCAATCGAGTCTACTGTTCCTAGGTTGATGATGTCTTCTACTAAAACTTGAGCTAAAGTTCCTGTCACAGTTCCATCCAATGATGTGAAATCATTGATAGTGCTTGTGAAGTCACCTTCTAGTAAGAAATCTTGTTTCGTACCAGTGTCATAGACCGCACCTGCGGCTAAGATTGTTGCTCTTGATAGTATAGTGTTTGAGACCGCTTCCATGGCTTCTCTTGAACCATCCGCGTCAACGTCCCAGTCAACTGCGATCATAGTGATTGCCTTACCGATAAATTGTTGTTCTCCGATTAGTGCATCCACCGTTCTGTTTGGTGCTATTGGCATTTGTTATCCTCCTTTTTTTCTGTTAACATAATGCTTTGATCCCGCTCAGGAATCAAGTTGCAAGTATTTATTGGTAAAGATGGTAAATTATGCTGTAATATTAAGATTTCAACCACACTTCGTCACTTTTGGTGCGGATTTCCAACCTGTAGCCAAGATTCTTGAGGATCTTCTCTGCCACGCGCACCACGTCCGGTCTCTTGGCCCTCTTCATCTCGATGTTGATCACTGGCCTGTTTTGTGCTATGGTCTCCTGTGCGCCCTTGACCAACAGGTCCTCGTAGCCGTCCACGTCTATCTTTATGAAGTCTATGTCAGTCAACTCGAAACTGTCTAGTGTTTTGATCTGTATGTCACCGGGTCTGCGATCTAACTTCTGGTGCAGTGGTTGATCAAAAGTGGCAGTGTGTTCTGAGTCACCTAGTCCCACTTGGTGTAGCACGGCATTCTTGTCTGAGGGAATGTTCTTCCTCCAGCACTCCGCGAACACAGGGTTGGGCTCGAAGCAGTGTACATTTTCGAAGTCCTGCATCAGACTCCTGGTCCACATGCCCACGTTGGCGCCCGCGTCCACACAGCCACGCCATGATTTTATGTACTTGTAGGCCTCGCGCCTCAGATCTGATTGACCATCACCCGCGTTCTCAACGAAAGTGGGTTCGGTGTGTTGTCCGTTGTAGGCCACCCAGAAGTCTCTGCTCTTTGGGTATGTCATTTTTTTCTCTTGCATTTCTTACAGCGGCAGTCCGGACAGTCCAGGCACTCGGTGCAGGATTTTTTACAGTGCTGTTCACAGCCACACTTCTCGCAAATATACTTGATCATGTAGGTACTTATGGTTTTCGTTTTTTCCTTTTGATGTGCATTTTGTTGCCGTAACGATTGAAGCAAAGGTGATTGGCGGGATGGGCCGTGGGAACCAGGAACTCTCGGAACAACCTCTTGAATTCCTCCGTAGTGTATCCGTACTTGAAACGGTCAACGAACTGGCTGTCCAGTTGATGCTCGATTCCCACAGGCAGGGATATCTCAAAGTCTATCAGGAAAAGCCTATCCCCCCACAAGGTCACGTTGCCGGCCTGCAGGTGTGGATATCTCTTGCCCTCATGGGTGAAAAACTCTTTGTAGTTGTACTTGATGTCTAGCCTGGCCAGGGTGTCCACTATCTTTATTGACTGATCTATCAGATCTGGTCTTGGTCTCCTGGGCCACAGGCAGGGATAGGGTTCACCACAGTAGCTCATCATGATCCACAACTGCTCGTCGTCGTGGTCGACCAGTTGGGGGAAGTTGTCCTGTCCTGCCAGCCTGCGGAGGCATTCCAGTTCCCTCAGGTAGGATTGCCGGAGGCTACCCCTGCCTTTGACAGCGACTGCGTCTCGCCTGGGGTCATCGAACCCCCTGAACTGTTTCTTGACTGTGCGAGTCTCGAGGCAGATAGCGACCTCACTGGTCTTGCCGCGACTGGTGTGAAACCACTTGTTGGTCAATTACCGTTCCCTGTTTAGACAATCAGAGCAGTCACACACCTCACAGTTCTCACAGTTGGTGCATTTGTCCTTGTCGCAGTGTGGATCACAGTTGCACCTGTGGCATTTCTCCCTCGCCATTATAACTCCTTGAATTTCTTGTGTATGTCGGTGTTGGGCAGTTTGGCCTGTAGTTGCTGTTGTAGCCTGTGCAGGGTCTGTAGTTTCAGTCTGGATTCCAACCTGTTGTAGTTGGCCACCGCACGTCTGATGTTCCTGAGGTTGGCATCTGTTATGTTCAAGGCCCTCTCCAGTTGAGTGAGGTTTCGGTAGTGGTCCTCCCAGGTCCTCATGTATCTCCTCAAGGCCATCACTGGCACCGGTTGCCTCTGCCTCATGGCCTGTGCTTGGTTCTTGTTCTTGAGCTTCTTGGTTATGTCTGGGTCTCCCGCCACTATGGCCAGCATGTTGGCGAGATCGTTGTTGATCATCCTCACCTGGTCGAACGTGCCCTTGGCCATGGTCTGGTCCGCGTATGATTTAGCGAAGCCTGCCGTGTCTTTGTGTTGGCTCATCAGCGCCAGTGCCAGGAAACTGAGGTAGATCCGCTCCGTGACTTCTGGGAAGGTGTATCTCTGCAAGTCACTATGTCTTCTGATCACCTTGCCCTCAGATACATACTTTAAAAATGGAGTTAACATACGGGTATTTATAGAAGACTATGCAACGTAATTTTATACTGACAGACGTCATGAAGACCGGAGATCACCTGATGATCGAACGTTTTATTGATTATCACAGCCTGAACGATCAGACATTTGAATACACAGGAGAATATTACACACTGCACAATTATGACATAGACAGTTACGATCGAAGGTTTGCTATGATAGATATGCGTTTCCACAATGACCGTCTGGCGGGAAACAGCAACTACCACAAAGACCTACAGAGCAGAATGTCTCTTTTACACCAACAGGGCTTCAAGTTCATACTGTCTTATCCATGGGAGTCACAGGAGAACATCAGGACCGAAACCTTCATGGAGGGTAGGAAGATTCCCAAGGTCCAAGTACCCTATGAACACTTTACATGGACCGGGGGAGTGAGCTGGTTCTGGTTTTACATGTACAACAAGCATCTCGGACAACGACTTAAATTCTCTCATGACCATAATGGCAGTTATTGGTACAAAAAACATGATTTCTTGTATCTAAACAAAGGTGCCAGGTCTCATAGAGTTAAACTTTATGAACAGTTGCTGGCGAAGGGACTATTAGAAAACAGCATACACACCTTCATAGAGCGGAATCCTCCCAAACGTCTTGATAAGAAGTACGAACTCCCGGGGATTGATCCCAAGAACTATCCAAGGTGGGGTAAGGATCAGGACATATATGAACTTCCCTACGAAGACACCGTGTTCAACATCGTTTCAGAGACTAATGATGTTGACTGTGAAGTGTTTATGACTGAGAAGATATGGAAGCCGATTATTGCTCAGCAACCTTTCGTTGTACATGGTAACCATCTCTATCTACAGAAACTTAGGGAGATGGGTTTTAAGACCTTTAACAACTACTTTGATGAAAGTTACGATCTAGAAAAAGATATTGATAAGAGGATAACAAAGATTGTGTCTCTGTGTGAGCATCTGAAGTCCAAATGTGACCAGCAGGGTAATCAGCAATGGAGGGATCTCTACCTGCAGACCAAAGCTCTGAGGCAACACAACCATGATGTATTTTTCAATCCTCAGAAGCTGAGTATTGAAATCAATAAGACCTTGGAACTATTTCTTGAATTTGCTGATCGCAGTTAGGTTCCTTCTGGAGAATCCCAACCTATCAACTAACTTGACGGCACTGCCTGATTTATCCACTGCCACGAATCCTTCCGGTTCTGTGACCTCCAGTCCCGAATCGGTCTGTTGGAATGAACCTATGGCCTGTGCCTGGTTCATCTTTCTCAGCACGAATGCTTTCATGGTCTGCACCGCCCTGTAGAATGTCAGCATGGCCTGAAGAGGCTTCTTGGCCCTGTCGAGGAATATGGGCATCTTTTTGATCTTGTCCTGCCTCAGTTGTAATGCCCGCTGTGCCTTGAGGCCTGACATTTGTTGTGCCATCCTGTCGCTGTAGAACTTCTTGAAACCCAGCAAGAATTTGTTTGCATCGTTAGGCAGTTCTCCTTCCCTAACCCGGGCGTTGATGTACATCTGGAACATGGGCACGAAGTCTGTGTTCTGTCCTAGGACACTGGACAAGTTTCTCGGAACGTTGTTGAGTAGTGTCTCCAGTTTCTCAATGCCGTTGTAGAACTGTTTGGTCTCCGCGTCCGTGAATTTGGCCGATCCCGACACGTCCTTGTATGTGGCGTTGTCGAAGAACACGTCCGGGGATTTGGTGAACGATTCAACATTTGCTCCCGCCTGTGCGTCCATCGTTGCCAGCGTGTCGCCCACGTATGTGGTATGGAATATGATGCCCACCTTGGCTCTGTCTATCTGCCCACCGAGATCACTCTGCTCTGGCACCGCGTATGTGATGGTGTTGGGTGTGAATGTGAGATTAGGATTGCCGTCTATGTTCTTGCGGGTGATGTCTTCATCCGTAAACAGGAGGTCTCCTTGGTACACTCCTGTCATGCCCAGTTTCTTGAGATGTACCAAGCACTTCAAAAGTTTCTGTCCAAGGGCGTCCGTGCCGTGATTGTTTGCTATATCTCTCTTGGTGTAATTAATCTTGGCCGCCTTGGCGAACACTGATTTTGTTCCCACGAAAAACCTTCCGTTGTCGGGGTTGATGCCACATACCACAGCAGGTGCTCCGTCCCATTTCACAGACACCTTCACAGCCTCTGAACTTGTTCCTTTCAGTGTTAGTAATAGTCCCCTGAAGTATTCTACAACAGCCTTGCCGCCCTCGTAACCGTCCGTGATCACTATGTCCTCGATGTGTTCAAGGTGTGTCCTCTTGAATTCAGTAAGGACGTCTTCTATCAACATGATTAGTCCTCTTGGTATTCGCCGTCTCGGATCTTCAGCACGTTATCTTTAATGTCCTTGTTCTCTTTGATCCTCGCTACACCTTTACTGAATTTGGATGCGTCCATGTTCTTCAGTGCCGAGTTAAATTTCTTTTCCAGTTTGAATGCTGTGTCTTGGTCGAAGTTCTCCCTAATGTAGTGCATCAGTCTTATCGCACTCTCTAGGATGTGCGAGGCCCTGCTCTCAACAACCTCTTCCTTGTCCCTCTTAAGGGGCATCGAACTTAATTCTTCTAATAAACTTCGTGTGTGTTTTTGCATATCTAAGGTATTTACTCTTTATTGTAGCATAATAAAAGCAAAAGTCTACTGTGATTTCTTACGATAAACGAAGTATTTGCGTGAATTGGTGTCATCTCGGATGTCTAGCACCTGTAGATTGAACATCTCCGCCAACTCTATGATGAACGGCACGTTCCAGGCAAAGAACTCGATCCACTGGGCCTCGGGTCGGTCGTGCTGTATTCCCGGGTTGACCCTGAAGAACATGGTGCCTCCCTCCGCCAACAGGTTCACACACCTGCCCACCTCCGCTGTGATCTTGTCCCGACTGCCAAAGTTCACGGAACCCAGGCACAGTATCACATCAAACTTTTGATCTGTCTTGTAGTCCATGACACTGACCTCTAAGTCCGCCCGATCATTGTAGGGATCTATCCCAATAAGATTATCAATCTTACCCTTGAACTCGTTGTAGCCACAGCCCACATCCAACACAGCACGTGGTTTAAGGTTGTTGACCTCTTCTACCAACGCCAGTCCTGAGTACTTCCACTTCTTCATGTCATTATCCCAGTACTTGGAGAAGTATTTGTGTAGGCAGGCATCGTCTATAACCTGTGTGTATTGTTCCAATGTGTCACAGCGTTTGACGGTGACTCCGAACGTCTCCTGTATGTATGGATCAGTTATCTTTGCTAGATCGTTCTGGCTGTGTGCCAGCAGTTGTGCGAATATCTTCTTGTTCATGTGTTGATAGTATATTATCTATGTGAAAAAGTTTATACCCTTTTCTTGATGGACCTGGCCAGGATCGCTCGTGTATGCTCCGTCATCACACCCGTGATTACCAGCATGGGCCTGGGTCTGTTACTTGCGTTGGCCGTGGCGTGTGGTAGGTTCTGCCAGTCGAATTTGTGTATGTCACCTGCCCGCCATCTGTCAAACTGTTCGTTGCCATACATAATGAATTGTCCTGGTTCCCAATCCTGCAACATCACCATGATCCTCACCACGTTGTTGGGGTCAGCGTCTAGGTCGTACAGTTTGTCTATGTGCATGTTCAACAACTCGCCCGTGAACTGTATGTGCAGTTTGGACTTCACTGGTTCCAGTGCGAAGAACTCCGTCATCCTCTGTAGCGTGGGACACTTGGTGAAGTCTGCCAGTCCCCTGTATATGGTCATCTTGGGATCAGCACCTGCTGTCTTAAGATCATTCTCTTCCGCCTCCACGTTGATGTTGGTGTTCTCCCTGCCCGTGCCCTCCCTACGGTTGGCCCAGTTGAGGGGTTTGGCGTCATCGATAACCGACTGTATCTCGGTCTGCCAACCACCCGTGAACCGGCCCAGGTGTTGGACGCAGTCCGTGTCCCGGTGCCACTTGTTGAAGTGGTAGTCGCTCCTCGCTTTTGACTCTTCCCAATTACTTGTAGACATATACCTGTATTCCTTTATCTGCGTAATTATGTATCCTTCCCTTGGTGTCTGGGAAACTTATCTCCAATAATCTGCAGAGGTCCA